GAGAATGCACCTATGTCTAACCCATACGATAACCAGGTCGGAGGCGACCATTACCAAAAATATAAGATACAACCTAGCGAATTCATCAATAAAAACAGGTTGTTATTCGCTGAAGGCTCTGCTATAAAGTACATAGTTAGGCATCAAGATAAGGGAGGCAAAGAGAGCCTCGAGAAAGCGAAACATTTTATCGATATGATAATCGAAAGAGACTACAATTGAGAACGCTGCAACAACCGTTGTTCACACCAGAGACTGAATGGGTTCCTCCATACAGGCTACCTGATTTAGCGAGTCATTCTGAGATAGCCATCGACTTAGAGACAAGAGATCCAAACCTCATGACCATGGGATCAGGGTCCGTACGAAGAGACGGAGAGGTGGTTGGTATTGCTGTGGCAGTGGAGGGATGGTCAGGTTACTTTCCGATAGCGCACGAAGGTGGTGGGAACATGGACCGCGACTTAGTCCTGGATTGGTTTGAAGAAGTTTTACACACCAACGCTACAAAAATATTTCACAACGCTATGTACGACGTGTCCTGGATACGATCAATGGGCTTTCAAATACGTGGTGGCATCATTGATACAATGATCGCTGCAAGTTTGATCGATGAGAATAGATACAGCTACACATTAGACTCTGTTGGTAAAGATTATATTGGCATGCGTAAGAATGAAAAATTATTACAAGACGCTGCTAAAGATTTTGGTGTCAATCCAAAAGCAGAGATGTGGAGATTGCCGGCACCGTTTGTCGGTGAATATGCAGAGAAGGACGCAGAGATTACGTTGAAATTGTGGCACGCATTGCAGCACGAGATTACAAAGCAAGACCTATGGAACATATTTAATTTAGAAACACAATTGTTTCCATGTCTGGTCGATATGAAATTTAAAGGCGTACGTGTTGATGCACAAAAAGCCATGTCTGTGAAGCACGAACTGATAAGTACAGAAAAAGGTTTACTAGAAGATATAAATAAGATTGCAGGTTTTGATGTAGAGATATGGGCGGCAGCGTCCATTGCCAAAGCATTTGACAAACAAAAGATACCATACGACCGCACTGACAAAGGTGCACCAAGTTTTACCAAAAACTTTTTAGCTACACACCCAGCAGAACTACCCAAACTAATTAACGAAGCACGAGAGATTAACAAAGCCAACACGACATTTATTGATACGATACTGAAGCATGAATACAACGGCCGGATACACGCTGATATTAATCAGATACGATCTGACCAAGGTGGCACAGTTACTGGCAGGTTTAGTTACAGCAACCCGAACCTGCAGCAGATACCAGCACGCCACAAGCATCTTGGACCGCTGATTAGATCTTTGTTTATACCAGAAGAGGGACACACCTGGGGTTGTTTTGACTACAGTCAACAAGAGCCACGTATACTCGTACACTTTGCATCACTCATGAAGCTAGAAGGCACCGGCACGATTGTCGATGCATACAACGATGGCAGCGCAGACTTTCACCAGATGATCGCTGACATGGCCGGCATTGATCGTAAACAAGCAAAGACTATAAACTTAGGTATCATGTATGGCATGGGCAAGAACAAACTTATGGCTGAACTAGGACTGATGAAAGATGCTGCAGAAAAACTATTAAAGACGTACCACCAGAAAGCGCCGTTTGTAAAAATGTTATCGGAAGCTGTATCACGCAGGGCAGATGACAGCGGTAAGATACGCACGATTGGTGGACGACTATGTCACTTTGATATGTGGGAGCCCCATGGTTTCGGTATTAAGAAACCACTACCCCACGCTGATGCCCTCAGGGAGCATGGACCGGGGATTAAACGAGCTTTCACATACAAAGCACTAAACAAACTAATACAAGGATCAGCTGCTGACATGACCAAGAAGTCTATGTTGGCACTATACCAGGAAGGAGTAATACCACATGTACAAATTCATGACGAACTTGATATCTCAGTATCGAGCGTACAACATGCAGATAAAATTATTGAAATTATGGAGCAAGCGGTTGAATTACAAGTCCCGAACAAAGTAGACTACGAAAACGGGGAAAACTGGGGTGATATAAATTGACAAATCACCCCAGTACAAAGATGAAGATTATAAAATAAATTAAAATAAACTATTGTCAAATATAATATTTGCTCTATATAATCCCATATAATATGTTAACAAAGGAAAGAAAAATGCCAGATATAAGCAAATTTAAGTCTGTTTCTGTGTCTATGAACACACATGACAAACTTATGAGTCTAGCACAAAACAGGTTTGAAGTGCCAGTTAGTGTGCAAAAAGTCATAGAATTTTTATTAGAGAAAGAAATGAAAAAGAGAAATGGTAGATCTAACGGGAAATCACGACGTTAAAGCTATTTGCCCGCGTTGTGCGGGTAATGGCTATATTAGGGTTCATGATAAGCTTGGTGAGGACATAGATGAAGTTAGTTGTCCACAATGTGACAGCCAAGGTTGGGTTATGTTGCCAGCTAATCAATGTCGTATTAATATCGAGGGTGGTATTGAGCCACGCTGGATGAAATCAGGAGAAAGTATATGAAGAAAGAAAAAAAAATAAAGGATCATCACAATTTTAATGGTTTTTCTAAAGCAGAAAAGGAGGGCGTACAAGATAACTTTGATTCTATTGTTAGTGAAATGAAGGATTGGTTGAAGACAAATGATGAAAAATATTTTTTTACGTTAAAAAAATCAGGAACAAATAAAGAAAGAATGTTTTGGTACATTATGTTGAGAGAAAATATTTTGGATGACTACGAAGCCGGTAAAAACGTTTGGATTAAAATAGGCAAAAGTAAAAATATTGCGAAAAGAAAAGCACAATATGATGCCGCAGATAAGTGGCCGATGAAACTTTTGGCGACGGGACATTTTTTATCGGTGTGCGATCCTGATAAATTTTATAGAAAAAAAGATCAATTAAAATGGCGGGAGATTGATTGTGAAGTTGTCATACAAAGATTTTTAGATCAATGGGCTTTTGATAGGCACAAGAATGAGTGGTATCTTGTTAATAAGAATATTGTAGGTAAACTTATTTCTGGTTTTTTATTGTTAGACGGTCACACGTTGCAAAACGAAAAATCAAAAACGACTATTACAAAGCCGAATTGGATAGGCGAACTTCAGAAAAAAGTCTGTGATAAAGGCAGGAAAACAGAACATTTAAACATTTTAAAAAAACAACTTGAGATTTTTAAGTTAATGGAGCCTTTGGAGAGGAAAATGGATAAAATCTACCATGAATATAGTAACATGCTTAATGAATATACGCGCCTAAATAAGGAAAAGAAAAAACTTGTAAATTCTAACGCAATTGTTCTGCATTTGGACGAGCGTTTAAATTATTATTACAGAGAATGGGGGCTTAGATTCAACCGATATGCATATATTGACGATGAAAGCAATGAAGATTATGGGATACCCAAGAACGAAATGCATTATAAACTTAATTCAATAGACTCAATGTTTGAGAATTTTTTGCCTAATTTTTTTGCTAGCATGTTTTTTTCTAACAAAGACGTGTATGATTTATATTTTGAAAAATTTAAAAAAGAAAGAGACTCTTTTACATCGATACAGGATGACAATTATCCTTGGTGGGGAGATGGGCCTTCTCAACACTTATTTTTTAAAAGAGATAAAGATAAAGACAATGAGTACACTGACTCTGTTCGAAAAACAACCAGAAAACGACTTGAAGAAGAGGATAAATTAATTGCGAATGACTCAGGCTCGCCTTTTTTTACTAGTGTACATGGTAAAATAGTCAGTTATTTACACGAAAGAAAGAAAGATTTTAAAGAGAATATAGAAAGCATGAGAGAAGATAATAACTACATAAAAAAAGTCGATCGTCCGTCAGATTTAGAGGGCTTTGAATTGATTGACTCTTACCCTCTATTCTACCCTGATAAAACAAAAGGACCTGAATATATTGAAGATAACCTACCCATGGAGGATGAACAATAATGGATAGACGTATTAACAATGTCTTAAAAGCCATGAAAGAGGCTAAAGACTACGACATGAAGATGATATGGAATAAAAAATTACAAGAATTGTTTAGAATTAGAGGAGAAAAAGCTTTTGAAAGACTTCAAGATCAAGCTCGAGTGGTCCACTAGTAATTTACTGGTTTGGACAGTTTTAGGGATAGGTATAGGATTATGTATTGTAAATTTAGTTACTATATAT